TCAGAACAAATAAACCTGTTCTAGCTAGAATGCCTTCACCGGGCAACAAAATGTTAATTGCCCCAGCTACGCTTGGTGCGGGGAAAGACAGCAATGTCTCCCCAGTGCTTGTACCATCAGTGATGACTACCGTACCTAGAGTAGCCCCATAAACGATAGTAATTGCTTTCAAGCGCGAACGCCCGCTTACAGCAACCGCTCCGGGGGTATTGCCCGCTGCAACTAGTATTGATTTTACGTCAGTTTGCATTGACATAATGTCCCCCTACTTAGTTGGCAGCGCCGTAAGTACCGTCAGAGTTGCGAACCGAATAAATCAGCGTCAAGAAACCAGCGCCAGACGTAGCAGTAACGTTAGCTTGGGTGAACGTGATGATCGCATCAGTAGAGCCAACATTGGAACACAGCACCGCGCCAGCGGCATTGTTGTTGCCGAGAAGCAGAGCAACTTGACCCGTGTTAGTGAACACGCTACCGTTTGCTGCGGTATTGATAGCAACGCCGTTAACGAACAACGCATAAGTCGGCGTTGTGGTTGCGTAAGCAACGGTCGTATTGAAAAAAGCTTGCAGGATGACAGACCCCGCAGGGATCGTGAATGCAACCGTACCAGCGGTAATGTCCGTGTACAGAACAGCTTTGGTCTGGATACTGACAGTCGTGCCAATATTACGGATAGTGCCAGCAGTGGTTCCAGTAGTGTCTTTGACAGTACCGAGCAGCCAAGGGCCAAGGTGTGTAGCAACAGCCATGATAATTCCTCACATGCGAGTTAAGCGTATCAATCTGCATGTCGCCCGTCTGGAGCGGTTTGATACACTGGAAGTCCAGATTGATTGTTTATACCATACTTCCTAGCGCAAGTGGTATTTATTTTTGTCGTAAAAAAGCCCACCGAAGTGGGCCGGGGGACTCACACCCCCTTAGCTGTTTCTTCCTTTTTAGTCGCTGGCAGCTAACCGACTTAACACTATCAGGTCGAACCGGGGCTACCAAAAATGCCCAGTGGATCGCTAACGCCGAACGAATAACGCTCACGAGCCTTGTAGCGGGTATTGCCCGTATCAAAGTCTCCATCCATCGAAGTTGTCAATGGAGTACGAACAAAGTGCTTCAAACCATTCGGCACATCGGTGGTCAGGAACCAGCCGTTGGTGTCGGTCAAGAAGTGATTGACCGTGTAGCCTTCAGGGATCGAGCCGTTGTTCTTCAGCGCGTTGATATCGTTGTCGGTAGTACCAACACGGAGGCTGGTTTCCAACAGACGAGTAGCAACGAACATCAGTGCTGGCGGGATGATCAGTTTCTTGGGCTTAGCAGCGATCAGCAGACCGCGCTCATCCGTCCAAGCTGCGATCTGAATAACAGCGCTTTCCAGCGAAGTCTCATTCAAGTCGGCGCTAGTACTAGGACGATTGCTATTGGTGCCACCAGAAACCAGCGGGTGAGCTGTCGAGCAAAGCGAAACACCGTCACCGTAGACAAAAGCGCCGCTGAACGCATTGTTCAGAATTGCTGCTGCCTTGACTTGCTTGGTGTAAGCCATACCACGGGCCAGAGCCTTGGTATAACGAGCCGAGAGGCTGTCATACAGATTGTCTTCCATCGCTTCTTCAGTGATGGAGAAACCCAGAGCAATGGTTTCGTGGTTGTAACGAGCCGTCCAAGCTTCCTGACCATTGTCATAAGCAATAGCAGAGCCTTCGTTCTTCACCGGAGCGGCAGAGAAGCCAGACAGCTTGGTTTCTTCTTCAAAGCTACGCTCCGAAGTTTCTTGGTCGTAAATCTCCTTATGCTCTTCGCCGTAACGAGCATATTCAAGGCCGAACAAAGCGTTCAGTCCGGGGAGGAGTTCTTTAAGTAGTTGTGCGCGTGAGATAGCCATTTAATGTGACTCCTTAAGCAACGTAATAACGATGTGAACCGAAAGTAATCTTGACGAGTACTTCAGGAGTCTGGATCAACGCAAGCGTACCAGCGGTCGTAACAGTCGAAGCTGTAACCGTCAGTGCTTGTGAAGTTGCGGAGGTCACAGTAGCTGCTGCTGTCAGGGTCGAGCCAGTGAATTGCAACTGACCAGAAACCAACTGCCACACGTCCGTGCCGATAGGCAGAACTTGACCAACTGTCAAACCAGAGACTGTCAGAGTCGTAGTACCTGTACCAGACACGTAAGCAGCACCAGTGCTGGTTTGGGTATCAGGAACCAGACCCATAACCCGGAAGTTACCAGCCGTAGTAGCCAGAGCCACAACTGCACCGCCAGAATTGCCGGTAGAAGCCGAGCCAGCAACCGTACCGCCAGCCATGTTGATACCAACGTTCAGTGCCGAAGCCGAAGCAATGGAAGCCGAAGCAGCCGAAGCAGTAACAGCAACACGGAACACAGAATCAGGATCATCACCAACGATGGCAGTGATATCACCAGCCGTCACGTTACCGGGGTAGTACTGTGACCACAGACGTTGTTTAGTCGTCGGATTGGTGTAGTAGCAGCCCAAGAAGACGCCAACGGTAGGCGTTGCAATGGTGTTGGCAACAACTGCACAAAAGCCACTTGCAATGTTAACGAAGTCGCCGTAGTAGATGGCGGTTCCGTAGTTATAAGCGATCGGGATGTTACGGGTAGAACCTGCAAACACCTGACCACCAATGAGATTTACGGGTTTGAAGCCGTATGGTGCATCAATCGTAGGATAAGCCATTTAAGACTCCTTAAGTTTTAAGAACCTTTACCAAAACTCCCCTTGCTGTTTCGCTCCTTGAAGAGCGGCATACGAGGATCGTTCTCGCGCATGAAGTTACTGTCAATCGAGTTCATCTGACTTTCCGCTTGCTTCTGATAGTAAGCATCGCGTTGGGCAGCAAACTCAGTAGGTGTTTTGCAAAGCATCAGTCCACCGATTTCGATACTGTCTGGGTAACGGCCTTTACCGTTGCCCATTAGCTGAATCTCAGGATGATCAGAAGCCTTGACGGGTTCCCAACCTTCGCGGAGCTTTGAAGAAATATTCATCGGGTCGTCGCTACCCAACGTGCTAACGCGAATCCACCGAAAGCCGTAGCCCGGTTCTGGAGTAGGGTTGGGCAGCAACTCTGGGGGCATCCATTGTTTCGGACGCTCAAAGACGCTGCGTGTCTCCAATTCGCGGGGAGTTCTATCGTTAGCCATTACTTATTCCTTTGCTCTGCAACCTGCTTAGCATAGAGTTCCAGAGGAACGCCTAGCCGCTTGGCGATGTTAACTTGCGATTGAGTCAGCACGATTTTGCGCGGTGCCGTACTACGAGTAGCCGAGGCCACAACTGTTGACTTCTTAGCTGATCTTTCCGAAGGAAACGCATCTGGAAAAACCTGCCGTACACGGGAGTTAATCTTCTCGTAGTACTCGTCGCTTGTTGGGTCTGTCCCACCTTCTACAAGTTTCTTATGTACCGTCAGAGCTACAGCAGTCATCTCATCATCGGAACCGAACCAAGCGTTATCTTCTTTCCACGCTTGAGCTTTGGTGTCAACTTGAGGTGTCGAGGGTGCCCTAACAGGTTGTTGGCTAGTTTGTACACTATTTGCTTTGTTTTGTACAGCGGGTTTGAAATTATTTACTTTGTCTGCCCTGATCTTGGCAGTGGTAAGCGCCTCTTGAGCAGCCACCAAAGCGTCCGAATCTCCTGCTTCATAGGCAGCTTTGTATCTGCGTTTGGCTTCTTCAATCTCCCCGCCAACTACTTTCTTGGCTTGCTCAAGCAGTGCTGCTTGGCCTTGATCGAGGGAACCGTGGAGTCGCTTATTCTCTTCAACGAGACTATTGGCAAGTGTGATCGCCTCTTCCCGTTCGCGGAGCGCAGCTTCTTTTGACCGCCGTTCTTCGTGGTAGCCCTTGGTGAAGTGCTGGATACGCTTCTTGACGCTATCGCTATATTGCTCAAGCTCAGCATCAGTAACTTCAGCCGGGGCTTCCTTCATAGGCTTACGCCCACGATCAGTTTCAGGAGTATCGTCTTCTACTTCAATTTCAATATTAGTGCCGAAGTCCTTTTCAGGTTTAACCTTACTATGAACAACCTCATCGGGGAATTGGAATTCAGTGTTATCAGCCATGATCGCTCCTTATACTCGGGTAATACCACGGGGGTCTTCAACAACCGCTTCAACCGAATCATCATTGATAATACGGAATTCGCGCCCATGAATCTTCATACGTGTACCTGAGTTAGGACGAACCAGAACAAAGTCACCTTCCTTACACGATGCGCCACTAGGGAACCGTGTTTTGTCCGCGTAACAATCTGGCCCAAGCTTAACCACGAATAGTACTGTAGAAAGTACTTCTTCAAAGTGCATCATCTGGGAAGACTTAACAAGGTCAGAACCTTCAAACTTATCGTCTGTCTCAGGAATAACGCAGAGAATATGATAAGTAACTGGGTCTGGAAGTTGTTTTGCCTTATCCATAGTCACAGGTGGTAGCACTGTGGGACGGGTAAACAAGTTAGGGGCTACAAGGATTTCACTCATCTTCAGATTTCTCTAGTTTTCGCACGAGGTCAGTTATGGAAAGTTGTGCAAAGGAAAGACCCCGGATTTCCCCTACCAACTGTTTGTAATCTTCAAATGATTTAACTGCACCCTCAGCAAGGGCTTCTGTAAGCTGGGTAGTACGCTCAGCTAGTTGTTTAGTTAAATATTCAAATTCGGTCATACGATACCTTGTGGTTTACCTTGTATTTTGGCCTGTGGAGCCATGTGCTTGTAGGCATCCAGCTTGAGCTTCATCTCGTTCAAGCTCTTCTGGGACTGGACTCGCTGGGCTTCCTTGTCTGCATCAGCCTGTATGCGCTGTGCATCAAGGGCCAGACGTTGTTGTGCAAGCTGGTTATCTGCTGCGTCCTTCTGCTGCTTGCGCTGCAAGTCTTGCTGCTGAATCTGAAGCTCTGCTTGCTGCATCTGCATCTTGGGGTCTTGAGCCGCTTGCTGCGCTGCCTGAGCCTGTTGCGCTTGCTGAGCCTTGTTCTGGTTCGACTTGAGCAACTGCTGCGATGCCTGTGCAACGAGCTTGGACACCTGCACTTCCGTGTCCTCATCCATCAGGGCATCAGGGGCTGGCAACTGGACTCCCAACTGCTCTTCAACCTTGGCCCTATAACTGAACGCGAGGTGTTCAGAGATATGCGCTGCTACTGCTGCTTGCATCTGCTGTGCCATAGGCGTTTGACCCATAGCAGCAGCGATAGACGGGTCTTGGACGAGCGCCATGTGCGTGGCAATATGAGCCTCATGGTCTTGGTAAATAAACGCCTTGGTGGGCTTCCCAGTAAGGAACGACATATTCTCACTGATGGGATCACGGGGAGTCTGATCGTCATCTACCGGCACCAGCTTGTCTGCGTTCTTGATACCCAGTACCTCAAGCATTTGCCTGTGGAGTTGCGGCAGGTCATATATCTGCGGAGCGCCTTGAGCCAACTGGATCGCTGCTTGATACTGCATGATCCGCTGAGCCATAGTGGCTGCGTTGGGATCACTTACCGGGATAACTTCAGTCGTGTCATAGTCGGCTTGCTTGGCCTTGCGATCACCCACTGCTGGGTCGTAGCCGTAGTCCTTCGGCGCGAAGTCCCTGATGATGTTCTTCAGGAGTTTAAACTCCATCCGCAAGCTGGCATGTACCCGAGCTTGTACAGCGCTCATAGTCTTCAAAGTACGCTCAAGCAGAGCCAGCGTAGTACCCACCGGGGCGTTAGCGCTCATGTCACTAATACTCATATCACTGATGGCACCCAAACGGCGACCTTCTTCAGTAATTTGATTCAGCAGTGCAAGCAGAGTTTGGCTTGGCTCCTTGTACGGGAGCGGCATAATATTATCCCGGATGGCTCCGCTAGGAATGTCCACATCCCTGAACTCGCCCGGAGCAATTGGTGTGTCATCACCCTTGATACGCAACCCACGGGTCTTCAAACCACCCGGCAAGTTACTCAATGAACCTGCATCAACTAACTGGCGAATCAGCGATGTACCTGCCCGAGCATAACCACCGATCAGGTGAATCAAACCCAGTCCATATGCACCGAAGCCGGGAATATAGGTATACTGCACAAAGTGCTGACGCTTGAGTTTCTTCTTGTCGTCCTCTTCCCAGTTACGGCGAATAGAAAGAACTGTAGTCGTACCGCGTTCGATAGTAATTACATACGGCAGAGCAATACCATCTTCGTCTTCAAACCCCGGCAAGTCAAAGTCAGCATGAATCTCATACAGTTGGTAACGGTCGTCGTCTGTCAGCGAGTATCCCTGCTCCTCAGCCTTCTTCTTCTCTACGTCAGTAAATACATGGATCGGGTCTCCAAGCTCAACATCGCGGTAGAACCCAGCGACCTGCAACTTGCGTACCTCATTCTCTGTCTTACGCATTACGTGAGTAACACGCTCTGAGTTATAGATATTACTCGCACCATACGGCATGACCATATCTTCAGCGGGCAAATAGATCGCCACCTGCCTACCCAGAGCCGGGTCAAAATAGACCTTCTTAAACGCAGCACCTGACAGACCCAACGAGTACAACATGCGCTCATGCTCAGGCCGGTACTCAATCATCACATCGGTAAGCTGGTAGTTCATGTCATCACGAACTCGTTCAGCCGCATCTTCCTTGAGCTTGTCCACAGCACCCATGATCTGAGTCTTGACCGGGCCAGCAGCAGGGAATGTTTCCGTGATCATCTCCGCTTGGAACCTGATCGCAGCTTCAGTCAGCAGTGTGGAATAAACACCACACGCACCGTTCCAAGGCTCAGTCCGCTCCTCGTACTTCATGCCCAGAACTTCCAAGCCCTTGACAAACGCATCGACCCAATCCTTACGGCTGTTAACGTCCGCTTCAATCAAGTCCACTAGTTCAGACGCCACGGACAGCAGTTCACCTTCTTCCATGAACTCAGCCAGATTGGCATCGAAATCTTCTGGGCCTTCGTCATCAGGGTTGATCTCAACCTCTACATCTCCCATATTGATCCGCACTGCTTCAGGGTCTTCGATCTCAATCTCAATAGCTGGAGCCTCTAGAGCGTCCATACCATCTGCATCAAGACTCGCAATCCCCTGTTCCGGGTCGAAGGGCGTAGCCGTTTTGTCAAAGTTCGTAGCCATTGGTCAGTTACCTTTAATAGTATGCGATATGCCGCCGTGGCAGGTACTCGCTGTCTTTAATGTCTGTAGGGAGTGATATGAACCCCCCCTGCCTAAACCGGGCAAGGGCCATGCTAACCGTGTCTACCAAGTCATCGTTCGACCCATAGGGGAACGCAACGCACTGCTCAATGACCTCTTCAGCCCAGCGTCTACCTTCGGGATACCATACCATTCCGCTTCGGATAATATCAGAAATAGCATTCATACGAGCCACTTTATCCCCAGTATTCCTACCGGGAGTGAAGTCCTGAACTGGTACACCTATACGTCTTAACTCTTGGTACAACTGAGTCCCCGCAGACTTCTTCTCCACGATGAACGAGTCAGGCTCCCAGAACTTATACTCTCGCAGTGCCAACTCCTTTAACTCAGGAAATTCCACACGTACATTCACCGCATTGAGTAATATTAAGTGTGACGCACCCTCAGTAAGCCGGTCGTGGCTGAATACCCCCCACGTAGTGATCGCAGTAAAGTCAGCCCGGTTATGGGATTCAGCCGCAGCATCCAGCGCCATAATGATGTAGCTACAGCTTGGCGGGTCATCTTCCATCCAAGGCAACCACCACTCTCGCTTCACTAACGCTGCTTCTTCTGACGATGGGGCTTGCATGTACTGCGCGTTCCACTGGTACGCAGCCATTGATGCCTTGGTTCTCCCTAGCGCAGTGAGGTCGAACTTTTCCGGCCATAAAGCCTTTCCAGAGGGGAGTATCGCTGGGAATTCAAATATCTCGTACTGGTCTGCCTCTCCATTGTTCCCGGAGTCTCGCACCAACCTTCCGATAAGGTCGTCTTGATGCCATCGTGTGTGGACAATCGCAATCTTTCCTTGAGACATAAGCCGGGTTCTTGCTCCGAATGTGAACCATTGGTAGGCTTTTTCCAAGGCGTCGAAGTTACCAGCGAGCAAATCTTGTTCGTCATGCGGATCGTCAATCAAAAGAAGGTCAGCGCCCCGTCCAGCCAGTGCAGAACCCACACCAGTAGCAAAATACTCTCCTCCAGAGGACGTAGACCACCTTCCGGCGCTCTTTGAGTCCTGTGAGAGGCTAATTCGGGGGAAAATCGCTGTATAACGGGGGTCTGCGATGATATTTCGCACTTTTCTACCAAAATCCACTGCTAAATCGGTCGTATTTGACACCATTAGCACCTTCTTATTGGGGAATTTACCCAAATACCACGCAGGAAACATGGTAGATATAAGGTGGGACTTGCCATGACGAGGTGGAACTGACACCGCAATGCGGTCTTTCTTGTCTTCCGCAATGTCCATCAGCAAATTAGCCAGCTTCCTGTGGTGGGCAGCGACTATGTATTCTGGATCAATGTGTTTGCAGAACTCAATCAGGTCATCCCGACATTTCTGAGAGTGCTGCCGCCGTTCTACCTCTTCGATGATCCCTAGGACTTCAAGTTTCTCCTTGTCGTCCATCATAGGCAGACGCTGTAGCAGGTCTGCGATAAGCACGGGGTCAACGATTGGTTCCCCCATACTCAAAGCCCAAACTCTTCGTCTAGGTCTATTACCTTAATTGAACGTTCTATCTCTACTGCGTCCACCGCATCGACCTTACCAGACAGCTTATCCAGCTTAGCACGGAGAATACTCTCCAACTCGCTACCCGCCTTGTTGTTAACTGTGATTTCAGTCTTCTCAGTGAACAGTCCAACGTCTGTGATCTGCCCAAGCATCTTGAGGGCTTGGATTCGTATCCGCGCATCTGGGTTATCTGACTCCGCAACCAGCCTATTGGTCACATAGGTACGCAGTTGTGCTGCATCCCGCACTACGATCATGTCGTATTCAGACAGGAGCTTCCCAAGATACATCGCATTCGCAGGGACAGACAGGTAGTTCTTAGCAGCGGCAGCAGTTGGGGGTGTGTCTTTCGCAACTCCCATTAACAGCGCTTGCCCTGTCTCTTTATCTACTTCCCCTTCGGGCATTCCCAACTCACTAAGCATCTTTGCAGCTTCGCAAGCAGCATATGCACGTTCCTTTAATGGTATGGAATATGCACCAGCCTCCATAGGAATAGGCACTGAGGATTCGACTTCACAGGTATACATAACGGTAGTGTACTATAAAAATTTTTGGGGTGGGTATTTTTATTGAAGGGGGGCTATTTGAAATTTAGGGTAAGTCTATTGGTTGTTTATATTTGCGGTTATGGTTTTAATAGGTCTTAGGGGGTTTAGCTGTTGTTATGATTCTTGGAGGTCTTAGGGTATGCGGAACACAGCGTCAGCGGCGGGCGGGACTCCAAAGCCCAAAGCGGGGGGTGGGCGGCGGGTGGGTCGGTTATCCTAGGATAATCGGTTGGTTGACTTGTCGGGTTTATCTCTGTTAAACTAGCGTTGCGGTCGGGAATTTCCCCGATCCAAACCCGAAGAGGAAAATATCATGAGTGCAAAAGTAAACGCAAAGATCGAAGCCCTGACAACAGCGCTGAACGAAGTCACGGATTGCGCCAGTATCGAAGCTGCCGCAGGTGGCGCATTGACCGCAGCTTTGGTCGCTGCTATCAACCTCGGGGCGACTGACCTTGAATTGATTGCCGCAGCGACCGAAGGTTACGCACAACAAGGCGCGCCACTGCCAAAGGCATTTCCGTCGAATATTCGTCGTTTGATTCCAGCACCAAAGGCAATCCTTGCACAAGTCGCGGAATCGGGCATGAAGGTCTGCAACAATATGATGATTGCCTACGCTGTCCCTACTGTTCGCAAGGTCGGAGCGAAGGCAGCGCCGAAGGCAGCGAAGGCAGCGAAGGCAGCGCCGAAGGTCGAAACCCCTAAGGCAGTGCCAATTGATCTGGCAGGTGTGTTGTTGCAGATGCGGAGCCTTCGCGCAGTGTTGCCTTTAATGACCGCAGATCAGGCATTACTTGAGTCACACGACAATTTCATCGCAACACTTGCGATGATTGTGAGCGCCGAAGCAAAGGCAAAGGCAGCGAAGGCTCGCAAGCCGATGACCTATAGGACAGCGAAGTAAAACCTAGGGGGGGTCAACCGACCCCCCATTATCCTAAGATAACCGGAGAATCAAAATGGAAAACGAAACACTGATTGCCTTGGCCGCAACCCGCATGGGATGGGTTGGCAAAATAGCCGAGTCTCAGCGTCCCGCATGGGAAATGAATCGGGCTGAGATAGCCGAGTATCGGCGGGAAATGGCCCTTTATTTGAAAGGGCTTAAGGAAACCCAGCGCGCTGAGTGGGCCGAGCGCAGGGGCTAACCACCCCACCCCCCCCAACCCGCTTCGGCGGGTTTTTTTTCGTCTGGACTTTTCCACGGCGGGGCCGGGTGTCGCGCAGCACGTGAGTACGCGAGCGCACGTGAGCGGCGGCGAGTCACGCGAGTCGGGGATTTGGTTGGGTCACGTCACGTCACGCGAGCGGCTTGACAAGAAGGCTGATTTGTGGTAATAGGCGTCCATTATCCTAGGATAATCGGCTATGTGATTTCGTCGCGCCACATGGCCCGACACCCGGGCCTGAGAGTACGTGAGCGAGGCAGGTTATGCAGTTGGTGAGGCAGTTCCCATTATCCCGGGATAATCGTCAGTTTTGGTCTGTGGCAAGGGGCATTTCCCGATTGTTCCAATTGTTCCAATTGTGGCGGATTGTTCCAAAAGCACGGAACATTTGACCCGCTCGTAAGTCCTTGTCCCGTATGGCTTTTTTTGTTCTCTCTCTATAATTGTTCCTAAAAAATAGAATTATAGAATGTATACCACCCCCAAAAAAAGGGAACTTTATTAAGGGGGAGGCACCTGCCAAAATTCACGGACAGTTGCTCAGTTCGGACTGGATTGGTCTAGATTTCGGCCCCGGTGATCTTTCTAAAATCCCGCGAATCTGCCACAATTTCCGATTTCTCTATACCTGACAACGACTTACATTGTTCCACCCCAAATGCACAATCTGCCACAGTTGGAACATTTGCCACAAACTCCCCCCTTTTTCGCGCCACAAACCCCATTATCCTAGGATAACCGTCAACTGCCCCGAAATCCGTTCCGGCTCCCTTTTTCAATTGTTCCAATTGTTCCAATTGTTCCGCGACTCCAGCTA